CAGGACAGCAAGGGGTTCTGGACGATTGGCTACGGGCGGATGGTGGACAAAAGGCTGGGCGGCGGGATCACCAAGTCTGAGGGTGAGTTTCTGCTCAATAATGACGTGACCAAGGTGCTGGTGGATCTGGACAGGGAGCTCCCCTGGTGGCGGACTCTTGATGAGGTGCGGCAAAGAGTGTTGGCCGACATGGCGTTCAACCTCGGGATTACGAAGCTGCTGAAGTTCAAGCGGACTCTGGAGGCCATAAGAGTCGGGGACGTGGCCGGTGCTGTTGAGGGCATGAGGAACAGCGACTGGTACGACCAGGTGGGGAGACGGAGCAAGCGGCTGGTGCTCATGATGGAGTCCGGGCGTGACCCCGGACCTCAGGAGGCATAAATGCAGGGACCCATCATGTTTGAGGTGACGGCCGCGCAGGCAGACGTGGCCGACGTCACGGGACTGACTGTCGTCAACTTGTCGGCGGCGCCCAACCTGGTCAGGGTCCCCATGTACATGGTGGTCTTCAGCCCGGCCGGGGATGCGTTTACAGTGGCTGGTGGGGCCAGGATGGTCATTCGGGACGATTTGAACAACGTGTGGTTCTCGGTGGCCTGCCCCGGGTTTTTGGATCAGACGACGGCGCAGACTCGGGTGATTGCGGCGAGCACCGCTCGGGCAATGAGCGCGGCCAATGTTTCCTTGAACCTGTTCTTTACTGGGTCGGTGGCGAAGGGGACGGCGAGCCCCAACATCAAGTTCGCAATATGGTACGAGCAGTTCCAATTGACGTGGTGAACAAGGGAGAAATTGAATGAGTGAGAACGTAGACCCCGCAAAGCCGTTTGATGGGCACAAGAGCCCGGACCTGTCCCAGCTCATCTCGCTGCTGCGGATTGCGGCGCTGCTGATCCCCGGGACAGCTGATGACCGCATCATCGACGCCGCTGCTGGTCTGATCAGCAACCCTGCGATCAGTGGTCTGGTCAACAGCATTGTGGCGCTCTTGGGCAATTTGGTGCGTGGGCATGCAACAGCTACGCTGCCGGCTCCCGGGGTAGTCCCGGTCCCGGTCACAACGCCCGTCACGACACCGGTCACCCCGGTGGTGGCGCCGCCCGCTCCTCAGCCGGCCGTTGTAGCCGCAGGCGACATCGCAGCCCTCAAGGGCAAGCTGTACTTTGTTGAGCTCCCGCCCCGAGTGACCGGCAAGCCGCGCGGGTCGGAGGGTGGGATTGAGGGACGCGAGAGGTTCCAGGAGATTCAGGGTGGGGCGAATATCCATGCCGATTCCTGGCTGCACTGCGACGTGGACCCCATTGGCGACAACGGGGTGAAGTACGAGACTGGCGACGCCCGCTGGGCAGCTGCCAACCGGTGGGCCCCCAATGGCAACCCCATCTGGCTCTACTACGAGTGGAACGGGCAGAGCACGCTGGAGGGCCACCACGCTGAGGAAGTGGAGCCCGGGAGCGTCGAGGATGACCTGGGCTGCACCCCGACCTACAAGATCACTGGGCCGGGCAAATTCCGGTTTGGCTTCCAGTACCTCCGCCATGATGGGCGGATGGTGGACTCTGGCCTGATCGGACAGGGGAATGTCCCTGGTGGAGAGCCGTTCAACATCAGCCAGGGGTAGTGTGGCCGACATCAAGGTAGTTGATACAGCACCGGGCCTGCGTGGTTTGGCGGACCCGGTGCTTCAGGCAAGTCTTGAGAAGGTGTTGGCGGCCATCCCGGCGGATCACATCGGCGCGACTGTGGATGTGGGCGTGGATCAGCAGGGGATCCAGGCGGTTGGGGTCATCCGGCTGAAGAAGGGGTGGTCGGTCGGCGGGGTGTATGACCGCCGGTACAGTGGCGAGTGGAGCGGGCACGTTCAGGTCCGCTGGTCGGGGAGGTAGATCATGGCGAGCGGCGACACGCTTTTACTGTTTGGGCCTGGCCTGAGTCAGCCGCCCGCCACGAACTACGCTACTCTTGACAGCAGGAACGGGCACTTGGTGCTCGACTTTGACGACACGACAGAGGAGACGATCAACTTTGAGACGTTCGTACCCAGGAACTATGCCGCCGGGGGGATCACCGCGACTGTCCATTGGATGGCTACCTCAGCTACATCTGGTGACGTGGTCTGGGGGATCAGCTTTGAGCGGCACCTGGCGGGGACAGATGACCTGGACGCGGACAGCTTCGGGTCAGAGCAGACCGCGACTGGGACAGCAAATGCGGCGAGCGGGGTGATCACTGCGACGGCGATTGCGTCCACCAATGGGTCGCAGATTGACTCCATCGCGGTCGGGGACCACATCCGGGTCAAGATTGCGCGCAAGGCGGCGGCTGGCGGGGACACGATGACCGGTGATGCGGAGCTCATCGGGGTGGAGCTGAAGGAGACGTAGTTGGCCCGCAACTTCGTCGGAAACTTCTCGACCGACTTCCTCCAAATAGACTCAAGTCTCATCTCTGCCCTGCCGGTGTCGGTGTCAGTGTGGGTTGATCCAGATAACCTGACAACTGAGAACACAATTTGGTGGCTTGGGGACTCATCCCTCGCTACTCACGGGCTGATGCTTGCGTTCAGCGGAGCGACTGCCTTGGACCCAGTCAGGGCAATTGCCTTCAACAGTACGTCTGCTGTCGCGACAACAGCGAATGCGTACAACGTCGGCGTGTGGAATCACGCGGTTGCCATCTTTGCCTCGTCTACGGACCGCAGCGTCATCCTGAATGGGGACATTGCTAACAAGGGGACCAACGCCACATCCAAGAGCGTCACGTCCTTTAACCGGACCTGCTTCGGGCGCAGGGCAGACAGCACGCCGTCAGACCCGCACTTCGGTGCGATTGCCGAGTGCGGCATGTGGGACATAGCCCTGACAGATGCTGAAGTCATCATGCTGTCGAAGGGTGTCTCCCCGATCTACGTCAGGCCGCAGAACTTGGTGTCCTACTGGCCCCTATTGGGTCGGTCGTCACCAGATCGTGACTTGGTTGGTCGTCAGGAGTTGACGGTCAACGGAACTACGACAGTACCCCACACCCGGGTGTTTAACCTCGGGCGGGATCAGCTTCGACGGTCAACAGCGGCCGGGGGGCCGACCCTCAAGGCACTGACGGGTACCCTCACCACAGCTGGGGCAATTATCAAGGCAGACTCCCGTGCCCTGCTTGGCACGCTCACCACAGCTGGGGCAGCCCTAAAGAGGGAAGCCAGGGCATTGGCTGGGACTCTCACGACAGCCGGGGCTCTGGGGACAATAAAGGCTGCCCTTAAGTCAGTTGCCGGTACACTCACGACAGCTGGGGCACTCCTAAAGGCTGAGGCCAAGGTGGTTGCTGGGGTGTTATCTACGGCTGGGGCGCTCATTAAGCAGCCAAGGCGCGCACTGACTGGCGCAATTGCTACTGCAGGGGCGATGGCCGCAGTACTCACTGGCGCATCCGCCGGGGTTGCGTACACACTTTTGATGGGCGGGACTTTGGGTCTTAGCTCAGTCTTGGGCTTCAGCACGACCCGACGCCTGACCGGGGTGCTCAGCTTTGCGGGTCACACCTTTGGGCACATCCTAGCTACCCTTGAGACGTTCATTGACCTGATAGTCCATCCAGTTCTTAGATATTCGCACATGATTAATGTCCGCGTCAAGAAGTATCACCCATAGGAGGGCAGATGAAGTACGTAGATGAGATCGACGCGGACGTCATCGTGACTATCCGCTACCAGGATGGCGACTTGATTGCAAAGGCACAGGCTGCCTGTGAATATCAGCCGGGCTGTACCTGTAGTGCATCAGTTGACTTGCCCGAGGATGTGCGTGACTCTATTAAGAACCTGTTGGACAAGGCCATTCCAGAGGTTGAGCCACAATTGGGCAAGGAGTTGGCCAGATCAAAGTCTGTGGCGGTCAGGACGGCTCAGCAGCACGGCGAGTTGGTGAGCTAGGAGGAGCAATGCAATCAATGAGCAGCAGTCTTGCGCGCCCATCCGGGGTTGTATCAGCCAGGCGGCTGCCTCGGGTGAGCGACTCTCTTCCCAAGGCTCCCTCGTGGCCGGCCATGCCTGCTGGTTTGTCCTGGCGGCGGAAGGTTAGGACATTCTGGAAGGAGCTGGAGCTTCACGTCCGCCTCGGGTTTGTCGGGGCATGGCGTGGGTTTGTGGACGCGAGCGGGGTCATTGCAGTATCGCGCCTCTACGCGACCCACATTCATGCTGACGGCCGCGTGGAGGAGTTGGGGCTCATCAGCACCAAGTTGGTCACTGATACTGGCGTGGCCTTTCTGGTGGATGACTGGGACAACAGCGTCACTGACCTCACCACAATGAACTTCCACGCCTGCGGTACCGGGGTTGGGGCGGAGGCCGCTGCTGATACTGCCCTGGGAACAGAGTCTACTACCATCTTGAACCCGGACAGCACTAGGGCAACAGGTTCAAGATCGCAGCCGGCCGCGAATCAGTATCGGTCAGTAGGCACCTTGACGTTCGACGGGTCTGGGGCGATCACGGAGCATGGCCTCTGCTCGGCCGCGACCAGCACCTATGTGCTGTGGGACCGCAGCGTCTTCTCTGCGATCAACGTGGTGAACCTTGACTCCATTCAGTTCACCTACACCTGCACAGTGAGCTCCGGGGGCTAGTACCTTGGCTGACAGTTACACTAGGTGCGAAGATTCGGTCCCGGAGGGGTCTTCGTGTGAGATCCTAGCCAACTTTGTTGATGAGAATGGACTGACCATCGACGCAACTCAGATTGAGTCATTGGAGTTGTCTCTGTGGGCTATGATCCCAAGCAGACCTGTTATTCAGGGAATTCTAAATGAAGATTCCCTGAATGCTAATATGGGGGCACTCACAGCGGGTGGGGCCTTTACAATTACCATCTTGGGCGCCAGTAACGTGATAATGGACCCGCCATCAGAGCATGAGACTCACCGAATAATGGTCAGATGGACCTATGCTGGTGGGAACAGAACAGGCAAGGCCCTCATTGACTTTGATGTATTCCGTGTGGATTGGGCGGCTCCTTGACGAAGCTCTGGCGTGAGCGTAACGTCACGCGGGAGTTATTCCACAAAGTTGTTCGGGGACTTAGGATGAACGGGATTACTGCTGAGCGACTCTACCAAGAGATAGACGATGTCTATTCAGAACTCTTGGACAAAGAAGATGAGGAAGAGATCAGGGCGGCTGTGATTCCAAAGGTTTGGCGATGAGCACCTATCGGGGGAGACAGAGGAAGGAATGTGAGTGTTCACTCCAGGCGTGTGGTCATCACGCTCCTGGAGCTTGCCGCAGGGAGGGTGCCCCCTGCGCATCAGATCCAAAGGATGACCTCATTTTGTGCAAAACGTGCAGGGCAAACCTGCGCGACAAAGATAGGGGAAAGTAAATGCACATGAGCATTGTCTGTATCCTACTGTTGGCTGCGCTCATCGGGGTTTTGGTGCATGCTATGTCCGGCAAGATTCCGCTTTGGGTTCCAGTTCTTATTGCGATTATTGCTGACTTGCTTGCCTGTGTCGCATTGCGCTAGTGCCTTCTCAGATTAAGGACGGTCCGGACTTGAAGGAGTACATAGAGACTCGCTTCAATCTCCTGACCGAGATGATCAAGCAGGCTGAACTGACTCACAGACAGATGTTGGAGGTGTTTGTTCAAAACACCAAGGATGCCGCTGCTGCGGTCAAGGCAGCAAATGATGCTGCTCAGGCAGCCACAGACTTGAGGTATCAGCAGCGCTTTGAGGCACAGAGTGACGCCCTGGCGGCTGCATTCTTGAGTCAGCAGACGGCGATGCAGACCGCGTTCACGGTGGCAGAGAAGGCCGTCCAGGCAGCGCTGGCGGCGGCTGACCGGGCAGTGAGCAAGGCCGAGCTGGCGGCGGACAAGCGGTTCGAAGCGCTCAATGAGTTGCGGCAAATGTTGAACGACATGGTCGCGACACTCATAACAAGGTCAGAAGCTGTACAGAGATTCGATGCTGTATCTGAGAAGTTAGATGCTTCGGCCCATCGGGTAGAAGTTCTCGAGAGTCGAATCAATCTCATATCAGGTGGTCAAGAGGGGGCTAAGGAGAATCGTGGTGAGTCTCGGGCAGATACCTCTAAGACGCTTCAAATTATGGGGGTCATAATGACAGTTGTCACGATTCTCATTGTCATTTGGCGCCTGTCGGTAGGCCGATGAGAAAGAGGGAGCCACCTCCGGAGTCCCGTGCTGATGATCCACCATATGAGAGTCACCTCAGAGAACGTGTCTCAGAGTGGGCAAGAGAAGAGATTGAGTGGAAGAAGGCACCGCGTCTCCTGTTAATCATCGGACTCATAGCGTCAATGGGGTTCAATACTCTGTTGGGCACCATGGTAGTCGGCCTTGTTGTAGATCGCTTCAAGATGATCGAATCTGCCGGGCATGATCAACTTAGGGCAACTGTTGCTGATCTCGAGCAGAGGCAAACTGAGCAAGGCGTAAGGTTAAAGGTTCATGATGACATGTTACAGAACATGAACCGGATGTCAGACCGGATGTTTGAACTTCAATCTGAGGTGCGCAGCTTAAATGAGCGCCTCAAGAGAAAGGGCTTTTGATGCCAACTGATGAGAGCAACGTGGAGAAGAGTTCTTCAGATGAGGCCGAAGAGACCGGTGGCGGTAACAGGACAGAACGTGCCCTGTACAAGGCAATCAAGAAGACTCTGATTGATCAGGGTGTCGAACATGGACACGCGAGTGTCCGCCAGTTGCCGGGTGGCGGGTTTGCTGCTGTAGCCGGGGAAGGAACGCTGGAGAGTGCAACCTTCACCCCTGGTGGCGGCAGTTTTGGCGGCGGTGGGGCTTCGGGTAGTTGGTAGGTTAAGTGCCAGCTAGGACCATTAAGAAGTGGGCGAATGAAGGCCAACAGTGGGTCTTCGAGAGAGGGGCGGCGCCTACTCTTCTGGCTGGTGGAATCAATAGCGGGAAGACCGTCGGGTGCGTGATCAAGTCCCTGACCCTTCTGGACAAATATAAGAACTCGCGCCTGGCGGTCGTTCGACGCAGTTACACCCAGTTGTTGAAGACCACTATGGAGACATGGTACCAGTGGTGTTCACCGAGGATGTATGACAAGGGGGGTAGAACTGAAGCCATCCTTACCCTCAATAATGGATCCAAGATTTATTTCATACACTTGGATCAACCAGACTCACTTGACCTCCTGGCTGGTTTGGAGCTCAATTTTGCGTACATCTCCCAAATGGAGGAGATATCAGAGAAGGCCTTCGACCTCTTAGATGTCCGCGTCGGGCGGTGGACTGGGGCAGTCATCCCTGAGGAAGACTATGCACAGTTTGGCGGGGTCGAGAATTGGCCTTGGAAGAGTCAAGAGGATGACGTCTGTGTCCCCCCACGGTACATCTACGGGGAGGGATATGTAACTGATGAAGCCCATTGGCTTTACGACAGATTTGCAGAGGAGTCACCCAATCGGGAGAAGTGGAGGGCTCTTGGTTATGAGAGCAAGATAGTCAATTCAGAGCAGAACATCTACGCTATCAAGGCGAACATTGATGCTGCTCTATCAAAGGATGATGACTACATCCGCCGGTATGTCCGGCCCGTTTGGGGGAACCCGGAAGGAAGGATTTTCACAATTGATCCGTCTAGCATCCTTGAGCCAGAGCCTTGGCTGATTGAGCGCATCACGCGGACGATGAAGCTTCATCGCTCACTAGATCACGGGGACTTTGCTCCTACTGTCTGCCTGTGGCACGGGACGGACTACGACGGCAATATCTTCACGTATCGTGAGTATTATCAGGGTGATGAACTCATCTCCAACCACCGTCAGGCAATCTTTGAGCTAAGCAAGGCAGACTTTGGCGGGAACTTTGATGGCATCCCAAGATATCACTCCAATTTGGCTGACCCTTCGATCACGGGAAAGTCTCGGGGTAGAACAGCGACATCCAAGCCAGAGTGGTCGGTATATGACGACTATACCGACACAAAGTTGATGCCTAAGGAGACAGTCATCCGTTGGACAGAGTCAGTAAATGATCCTGTGGCAACGGTCAGCCGGATGAAGGAATACTTGAAGGTGGATCCTAATCACATTCACCCGGTTACCAAGAAGAAGGGTGCGCCCCACCTCTACTTCATCAAGGCAACGAATGACTATCCTCATGGGTGTAGGTATACTCTCCGGGATATTAGGGCACAGATGCGCCCCAAGGCAAAGATTGGGGATCGGGAGATTTGGCTGGATGGACGGGATGACACGATTATTGATCATGGGTATGACGCTGAGAAGTACTTTGTGATCAGCCGGCCATCACTTGGGCCTATGCAACCGGAGGAGCCGCTTCCTTTGGGAACAATTAAGATTTCAGACTATGAGAAAGCAAGTGAGTACATCCGCTACCGCAAGCGTCTTCAAGAGAGGCGTCTCGGGGTAGCTAAATCAGGTTGGGGGATGGGGGGTTAATATGTACGAGAAGGGTGGAGTTGGAATCAAACGTGTTGGTGACGAGTTGGTTTTCATTGTAAAGGATGGGGCGACAGAGAATGCCCCTGTGGTTCGAGAAGTTATCCTTCACGAGAGGGATGTCCAAGACCTCTTTACTGAAATTGGGTTTGTTGAAGTTGGACAACACCCTCTTCACACAGTTGTCACCAAGGATGACGACTCAGATTGGGGTGTCTCAGATAAGACTGACCCCAAAGACATCAAGCCGGCGAAGAAGGGCAAGTAAGTTTCAAACCTTGAGAGGCAGGAAGGCAAATGGCCATTCTGTTTAGTTATAAAGGATTGGAGTACGAGGTGGTGGGGGACCAATGGGTCTTCAGAATCCACGAGGCAGAAACTCAAAACTCTCCAATTATCAGGACAATTGTAATGAACTCCACTAAAGTTGATGAGTTTCAAGCCTCCATCCCGCCGGCTTTGATTTAGGGCTCATGGACATAGAGCTTGACGAAGTAACGATTTGGCTCAAGCGGGTGGTCGCCGCTGAGGCAGTCCATAAGGCTTGGCAGGAGGATTGTCGTGTCGCTGAATGCTATCAGTATTGGAAGGGCAATCAGCGGGATGAGCCTATGGACGGACCAGATCGTAAGGCTCAACATAACAAGATTCACCCTGATGTAGCTGAACAGACTGCGTCTCTCTACCTCAATGATCCATTTGGTCGGGTCATTGCGATTCCAGGTCGCGCGGATACCCCGGGGGAGACGGTCAGTGAAAAGGCCCGTCTCCTTCAGGACACTGGTGCGTATTTGGTCAGAGACCCCGGAACAGGCTTTAGGGAGAATACAGACAACGCAGCAAAAGAAGCTTGGTGGGCGATGGGTGTGGTGGAGGTGGGGTATTCCCCCAACTTCATTGATAACCCGTTGTCTCAAAAGCCAGCACTCAAGGAGAAAGAAGACACTAAGACTGGCGAGGTGGATCTAGCTGCTTCAGCAACTGAGGGGATGTTAAAGGATGAGTTTGGGCTCACTGTAGATGACGGCTCAGACTTAGAGTCACTAACGAAGAAACTCTCAGTACTTCGATCTAACCTGAAGAGTGAGACATTCTTTGTAAAGCACATTCCAGCTGGACAGGTATTGATCTCTCCAACAGACAAGCCCATCCTTGAGAATAATGACTGGGTGGGATATTGGGAGGAGTATCCGCTAGAGGACATCAAGCGGTCACCAGCTTACCAGAATACCGAAGACCTCAAGGCTGACGCTGATCGTCAGGCCAATGCGGCGGATGGGAGCGTTGACCGGGTTAGGCTCTACAGAGTTTGGGACTTCAGAACAAAGCAGAAGTTGGTGTTTGCTAGGAACACGAAAAAGCTGTTGATGAAGATGCCCTTCGAGCGGTGCGGGCTCAAGTTTTTGAGGATGGATGTTGATCCATATCACTTCTACCCTATTCCTCCGATCTTTTTGAAACTCGCATCTCAGGACGCTTACAACGACAGCGCCGAGTACTTGCGCAAGATGCGCATTGGTACTGTCCCCAGGTACACTTACGATGAAGATGCAGTAGACTCGGAACAGGCAGCTAAGCTCCAGTCACGTGACATGAACGTGACGATACCACGTAAGGGTGGAACTAGGCAGCCTATTGAGGCAATTAATCAACCAAATACATCAGCTACAGCAGTTCAGACCTTGGCCCTTAGTGAGAGGGAATTTGCTGCGGCTGGAATCTCTGGTGGTGACCCACTTAAGCCGGACAATCAGACAGCTACTCGAGCAGTTATTGCTAACGCCAGGAAGACAGCTCAAGAAGGTTATACCCGGGGACGAATGGCAGATTGGCTGGCTGAAGTCATACAAGAACTCATACTTACTGCTATCGACAACATCAATTTGCCGACCATAATCGCAATGAATGTGGACTTAGACTCACCATTTGCGATGCAGGACGCGGTAATGGTGGGGCAAACTTGGCAGCAAATTGACGCTGAGAAGCTCAGGGACGCTAACCTCGGGATACATTGGTACGTAGATGTTGAACCAGAAGCACTATCTCCTGTATCAGAGTCAGAGCGCGGCGCCAAGTTGATGCAAGTTGTTACTTTCATGTCTAACCCGGCAGTTGCTGCCCTATTGTCGTCTGCCCCAAAATTGCTCAAGATGATGCTGCGCCTTGGTGGTGTAACAGTAGGAGAAGACGTAGACGCAATCATGCAGGGACTACAGGCCATTGTTCAGATGAACATGATGGCGGCTCAAAAGGGAGCGGGTGGGACGCCAGGTATTTCGCCTCAAGCTGGTCAAGAGGCTGGGCCAGTACACGCAGTAGCGCCGCCTCCTGAACCTATGCCAGTTCCTCAAGGGCTAGCTGGAGCACAATGATGAAGAAGATGAAGAAGATGAAGGGTGAGTCTTTTGGACATCTTGAGACTGCTCTAGCGCCGATGATCGACAAGGTTCCCGTACCTAAGTTGAGCGTCAAGGCCAGCATGTCTGATCACTATGACAGCCCCTACCGCAAAGATGAGGTCAAGCGCCTTCAAAAGGAAATTGACGTCATTGAAAAGGAACTCAAGGATTGGGATGGCGAGAAGATTGCCTCCAAGGCTCTCAAATCTTTGAAGACAGAACTTGCTGTCAAGCGGGCTAGGAAGATGGAGGCCGAGGCCCATCTTGATGATGACGATGAAACATCGTCAGAGTTGGCGGGTTAGCATGGCCTTTCCAGATTATCAGCCTAAGACACTTGAGGATGGGACGGAAGTGTTGATCTGCGTTGAGTGCGGTAATCAACGTCGGGTCAGGGACTGGCCGCAATGTCCTCATGAGCCTGTTCACAATTTCGGTGAGGAGCCGTTAGAGCCATACTTTGATGAGCACATCTCCGAGTCCGGGGAGTGGATTACCACTCGGGGTCAGAGACGCGCTATCATGAATCGCAATCATTTGGAGTATCGTAAGAAGAGGACTGATCTTCTCACTGGCCGTGTTAGACACTTTGATATGGGGCGGGGGAGATAGTTATGCCCGGTGGACAGCATCCTAATGACCCGGGATCTGGCCCGAATAAGGCGGTTCCTCGTGGTGGCGGTTCTGGTTGCGACTGTGACAACTTCACATATGAACAGGGGCACCCTTGCTTCACTCAGTGTGGTGGGCAACAGGGCGGCGGTGACGACGACGCTTGGTATGAAAAGGAGATCAAGTCTCATCCCGAGAAGTATGATACAAATCTCTCCAAGGAGCAGTGGATTGCTTGGCGGCCACTTTGGGACGACTCTACAAAGAGTTTCAAATCAGAGAACGTGGACGCTGATGGCAATCCTATTGGTGGGACTGGATTTGAGAAACCAGTTGACTGCCCTGACGGTACTACAAAGTACGGACAGAATCAGTGTCTTTCCTTGGACGATCCAAGAATACAGGGTGCTTGGTACGGAGATACAGGTGGAGGTGGCGGGGGCACTGGTACTAAGGCGGCTACACCAGCTGCGGCTGCGTCTACAGGACTAGCTAAGGATCAGCTAGACTATACTGGAAATGAGCTTCAGGATGTCCTCGCACAGATGTTCAACTTTCGGGCCGGAATCTTCGGGACTGGCGACCCTTATTTGTCTTCGGCGACCCCGAGGACTCCGGTGGCCACGGGGGAAGGGGCAAATAAGAAGCCGGCTGCTGACATTGCCGGTGCCTTTTTACCCGGGGGTGGCCTCTGGTGGGGCGAGAAGGGTGGCTTGACTGAAGCCTTGGCCCCATTTGCGCAGACATTTTCTAACAATACGGCGGCTGCGCCGGCAGCGGCTGCGCCGGCAAAGAAGAATAATTCTTCATACGGCACTGCCCCTGCTGTTCCAGTAACAGGACCAATAACACCGCCGACACCGCCTACATACCCCTATCCTAAGGGACCCAAAATTCGCACCCCGCTGTTGGACGCGCTGTATGGCAGTTATTATTAAGGGAGATAGTCAATGGCTAATGACGTGAGTGCGAGCATTAAAGACGCTGTGGCTGAAGCTGCCAAGGAAGCTGGGGTCAATCTCAACGAGTCTGGTGGCATCTCTGGTGGCGACAGTAGAGAAGATGCATCAACAACTGAGACTACTCAGGTTGCTGCCGCCGGCGAGGGTCAAGACGAGACAACTGAGGAGACCAAGGAACCTGAGAAGACTTCTCCAGTTGCTGAGGGTAAGGAGCCGAAGGAGACCAAGGAAGTCAAAGAGGAAGCCACCACCAAGACAGAGGATGAGGATGCCCTCGCTACTGCCGAGGAGTTGGCGGCCATTGATGCAAATCCTGCTCTGAAGAAGGTTTACAGGGGGATTGTCCGGGCTCTTCACTCCAAGACTTCCAAACTCGCGGACAAGATGAAGGAAGCGGACATCGCCCTCAAGTTGATGCAGACCATCCGAGAGCATCCTCAAGATGCGGTCAGAACTCTCGCAGCTGCGATCAAGATGAAGGTTGTGGACGATGCTCCAGAAGCGGCCCCGGCTACAGCAACTGTCGCTGCAGCGGCAGAGAAGACCTTGCTGGATGAGGTTCGCGAGGAGATGGAGCCTGAAATTGGTAAGGAGGCGGCTAGCGTCCTTGCCCCGGTCATCCTCAAGGCGGCTCAGAAGATTGCCGGCAAGGAGATTGAGCCGGTCAGGAGCAAGCTTGAGAATACTGAAAAGGAAGCCCAAAAGACTGCCCTCAAGAATGGCATTGCGTCTTTTGGCCTCTCAGTACAGGAAGAAGGTGGCGTGTGGGACGAGAGCGTTGAGAAGGAGATGACGGCACGCATCGCCTTCGTCCGTCCTGCTGAAGGCACCACGCTGCCCCAGTACTTACGTATTCTCTACAATGACTACAAGGCCAGTGTGGACCAAACTGAGAAGACGGTCAGACAGGTCAAGCGGCTTGAGCAGGCAGCAGCCAATGCTGAGCCTGTTCGTCCTTCTCGTCCCTCATCTGGAAACGTCCAGGCTATCACCCCGGGAATGAACGCCAAGGAAGCCGTAGCTTTGGCTGTGGCGCAGTCACGCAAGGAACTTTCTACACGGTAAGGTTTGAGAGTAAGTGAGTTAGTGAGCACGTAACCGAGCAGGAGACCAGAGGCAACCGAGCCGGCCCGTAATGGCAACCGTGCGAGGCCCAATAAGGCGACCAAGCAAGGTCGTGCCAGTGATACAACATAGCGTCCCTAGGGAATCCGACAGACGGCGGACTTAGGGGTTGAACCCGTCACTGAGCATGTACTAGAGCAGAGGTAAAAACAGATGCCGAGTTCTTCGCAGACAGTCGTATACAACACGATTGCGGCTCTGGCCCTCGACAAGCTTTCCCCCATCATCGCGGACAACGTGTCCACGGGAACCAAGTTGTTCTACTTCATGAAGAAGTCTGGCAACTGGGAGGGGATCGCGTTTGGTGGTCGCCAGCTCCGCAAGGCCGTGATGAGCACCCTCAAGCCCCTGAAGCCTTTGGGGGCCTACGGGACAGTCAACATCAACCCCATTGATGGGGACACCGCGTGTTTCTACGCTTGGGTACAGACCGCGGCTGACATCACCTTCGCCGACATGGAAGAGTTCCAGACCGGCGGAACCGAGTCCATCGAGTCGATTGTTGACGCCAAGCGCCGACAGGCTGAGGCGTCCCTGATCGACATCTTCAACCAGTCCATGCTCCGGGGTCAGGGAGCAGTTGACGGTGTCTCTTTGGAGACTCCGCTGACGTCTTCGGTTGATGGTTCGGTGTTCATCAGTCCTCTCCCGCTTCTGATCAAGAAGGACCCGACGACTTCGACGACAGTCGGCGGGATTGATCAGGCGGCCAACCCGTGGTGGAGGAATCAGATTTTTGACTCCGCCGCCTCCACCCTCATTGCCTTTTTGAATGAGCTTCGTGTCCTTCACATCCGCTGCCAGCGTGGTGGCGGTGGTGCCGATTCGGCTCCGGACTTCCACGTGTGTGACGAGCGTACGTTCGCCTTGTATGAAAAGGCACTCGCCCTCACGCACCGGAACCCGGACTACAACAAGGGCGACATCCCCTTTGACACTGTGATGTTCAAGGGCAAGCCTTCCTTCCCCGATGAGCAGGTGCCTGACGTCTCGACCGGAACAACTGCGATCACCAAGGGCACTTGGTACATGGGGAACTCGGCGTGGATGGGCTTCACTTACGACAGCCGGAAGAGCTTCAAGACCGGTGAGTCCGTCCGTCCGGGCAACCAGCTTCTGGAGACGGCTCTCATGCCCGTCCGTGGAGCATTCTGGACCAACAACCGCCGGAAGCTCGGCGTTTGCTTCGACATCGACCTCACGACACTCGAAGCGGCGACGACGTAGGAAGGCAGAAAGGAAAAGGAGAGCAAGACTTATGATGATTCCACACGTAGTCTCGACAGAGGCCGACAAGGCTTTTGTGAACTTCTTGAACGTTCAGGCGGTCACCGTCCAGAACGGCGACGTCATCGCTTGGGACGTGGGCACGGCAGACGGTGTCCGCGCAACCCAGCCGGTTACGGCTACTCTGAGCCTGTTTATGGGCATCTGCGACGCAGACACTCCGGCGAGCTCCTATGGGCTTGCCCAGGTGTATGGTTTCAGGACTCAGGCTCTGATCACCAACGACACTTCCGTCAGCGTCGTTGCCGGGGATATCCTGATCCCGGTGACGGCGACCGACCGATTG